TGGAATTTCTGAAAGGAGGCGTCCCACTCGCTAACGTCGTTGCAAAACCATTTACATCCATGCGGTGTGTCCTGCATGGCGGCGGCGAATTCTTCACTAATGTCCTCATCACTACCGTGAGTAGCAAGTATGATTCGCCTCTTGTTGTTTTTAATAATTTGCTTAATTTTGACTAACATGAGGTCAGCGTAGGAGGCAAATAAAAGATTAACTCGTTTCGACATAGCGGCTATACCTTGACCAACTTTATCCTTAGTGTCGAAAAGGTGTTCACCGTCGTATTTTGCCTGCCTCTTATTGATGTAATTTAAAGTTTCCTCGTATTCGTTGAAATCGCCAGTGATGTCTCTGTATATGGATTTAGATTGAGAGTCGTTAACTATTTTTTTGTTCAGTCGTTCCAAGTACTCGCTATAGCTTTTGCCTCTCTCTTCATGTGTAGTGCGCATATCCCTCTTAAGCTTGTGTATGGAGTGGTCATTACCGTAGAGGGCTTTACACAAGCCGCGCTCTAGAAGGTCTGTGTTTAGTTTGACTAAGTTAGGTCGGATTTTCTTATGTCTTTTGCCGTACCTAGCACAGAGCGCGTGAATGGTTTCCTTGCTGTCACTGCTGATTTGGATCTTGCATAAAGGATGTTCAGGGTTAAATTGTTTGCCTTTAATACCTTTATTGTTGACCAAAAGGTTAAAGACGTTAGTAGACATCCTACCCTCGTTCAATTTTGGGACGTTTGGAGACTGGTAAGCGATGTGAGTAGCTGGGTTGGCAGTTTTATTGACATCATTTAATATGTGGTCAGCGACGGCAGGGGTGACGACAGCAGTTGGTGTTAATTCATCAAATTGCTTAATAACAGTTGGAGCGGTTTCAAGTTCAACTGTTTTCGGTAAAAAGGTGTCGTTGTTCATGACGATGTTGGATATGTCTTCCATTGTTCGGATGGCCAAACCGTTGATTTTGAAAAACTTTTGTATCATTTCAGTTTCACCGTAAAGCACTAGTTTGCCAGTAGCTCTAGTCATGGCAGTGTATATCCACTCAGTGCGGTTGACTAGTTGAGTTTGTATTGATTTAGCGTCTATGTAGAAAATGACAATGGGTTCACGGCTACCTTGATAAGTCGTTATGGTGTGTGCGTTGAGGCCTAATTTGCGCAGTTTTTCCTTGCTTTCGTCATTATAGCATATCACTGGGTATTTTTTAAATGTGTTAATCGGGTCTTTAGTTGTGACAAGGCCCTCAGCAACCTCACTGTGCGTTCTCATGTTGAGGGAGAATTTTTCATTCAAATATTTGCAAATGTCTGAGGGGATTGCGTAAACGTCGATGATATTGTTAACGACGCCAAAGTCAAAAACGGTTTTCGGAGGGTGTTTTGATAGTGTAAAAGGTGTGGTTTGGTATTTGTCT